CGATGGTCGTCGCCCACGAGGTGCGCATGATGGCGGCGAGCATGAGATCGACGTCCCCGCCGACGTGGACCTCGCCGTTGTAGGAGCCATCGACGGACTTGCCGCCGAGGCGGCCCATCGTCTTCATGGCGTCGTCGCGCTTCTCGGCGCTCTGGATGATGGCCCGCTTCAGCTCCAGGCCGGGGGAGTCGTTGATGCGGATGACGCTGGCCCCGGTGACGGTGGCAGCGACGCCCGCGGTGGTCTCGGCGCGGATCGCGACGAGGATGTTGGCGGCACTCTGGTACGTGGGCATCGGCTACTCCTGGCTCAGATGGTGTTCGCGCTACGTACAGCACAGGGAATCGTCACGACCGTCACCGCGAAGCCCGCGGTGTCCTGCACGAGCTGGCCCCGGTACGGCGCGGGGTTGATACGCACGCGCAGGACGTCGCCCGTCGAGAGCGTGAGCGCCGTGCGCGGGGGGAACAGGTTGAGGATGGCGTCGCCGTAGCGGTGCAGCGCGGCGAGGCCGGTGCCCGGCACGCCGTACACCTTGACGACGTACTGCGGCAGCGTCTCCACGTCGCCGAGCGAGCCCAGCGGGATCTGCTGCGCGGGGCCGGGCAGGTAGTCCTCTTCGACCCAGGGGCGGTTCGTCGTGGGCGTGTAGGCCACGTTCTCCCAGGCGCGCCCCGCGGGCAGGAGGCAGGCGATAGTGCGGCCGGCCGCCGCGACTTCCACGGCGCGCGCGGCGGTCGTCAGTGTCAACGCCGTGACGCCCGTCAGGACGGCGACGGTGTTGGCGGCGAACCCCGTGGGGGTGATCTCCATGCCCACGGCGAAACCGTCCGTCAGAAACGAGCCCGTGGTGCGCGCGTAGCCCGTCGCCGTGGCCGACAGCGTGGCGCTGCCCGTGGTGCAGACGGAGAGCGTCAGAAGCTGCGTCCGCAGGGCCTCGACGCACGCCAGGTGGCTCAACATGATTGCACCACAGGGGCGCGAGGAGATTCCACAGTGATTCTGCTGCGAGAACCCATTGCCCCTCGGGTCATCCTTACAACAAAGACAACACCATTTTCGTCAAGAACGGCTATCGCCGGTGCCGTATCTGCGCCCGTGCTGGTAGTCGCGCTTCCTACGCTCGCCACGCCGAAGCACGGCGTAGGTACGCCCGTGAGCGTGCCGCAGGAGTGAGGCGCAGCGCCTAGTACGGGTTGCGCGCTGATCACGAGCCCCCCATGCGGGCGACGACAGTATCCACAAGGCGCTGGAAACCGCCGATGGTGAGCTTCACGGAGTGGGCGCCGCCCACGGTGGACTTGTGCCGCTTCGTGCTGCCGCCGGGGAGCGCGGGGCCGACCTGCCCGCCCTTCACGCCGTAGCGTCCCGTCACACCCTTGGGGTCGAAGTCCGAGCGGATGCGCGACTCGATGTAGGGCGCGTAGGCGACGTTCGTGGTGATCTCCGCCGTCGTGCGATCGCGGAAGTCCAACACCCACGACGCCTTGAGGTAGCCGGTGTCTACCGGCTGCCCCGGGCTCGCGGTGACGGGCGACCCGCCCACGATGCTGCTCTTCGTGGCCGCCGCGACGTTGACGAACACGTCCTGCGCGCGCTGCTTGGTCTTGAGCTCGAAGCGCCGGAGGTCCTCGGTGAACGTCACGGGACACTCACGATCACCCGGGCGGCGATCGTCACGCCGTCAGGGGCGATGGGCGCCACGTCGCGCACCGTGTAGACGATGGAGGTCCAGGTCACCGTGTCGCCCGGCGCCGGCGTCTCGCCGTAGGTCGTGGGCGCAAAGAACAGCGTCGGCGCCTCCGTCAGCACGAGCCCGAGCGCCCGATAGCGCGTTGGGTCGCCCCTCACGGCGATGGCGTTGCCCGTGATGGTCGTCACGGTGGGCGCCGTCCAGGTATCCGTCGCGGGCGAGTACACGCCCGGTAGCGTTCTGGTAAAAGTCACAGCCATGCCGCGGCCCTTTCCCGGCGCTTCCGCACCCGATCCCTTCGCTCGCGAAGCGCCATCACTAGACCCCCGCGCCCATGAGGTCAGCCAGCGCGCCCGCGTGGACGCTGGCGAGGTCGCCGAGGTCGCCGAGGTCGGCCAGGGCGCTGTCGTGCTCGGGGGCGTACTTCCCCGCGGCGGAGGCGGAAACGGCAGCCGTCCGCGTGCCTGTGCCCGAGAGCGAGGCGGACAGGGCCAGCGCAGCGTCGCCGACGTAGGCGTTGACGACCGTGCCGAGGGCCGCCAGGGTGGGCGGAGTGATGGCCGGGGCGGCGTCCCCCGTGAACAGTCCCAGGCTTGTAGTCGTGCCGGTGCCCGCGAGGGCAGGCGGCTCGACGACGAGTGCCGCATCCCCGGCGTTGACCTGTCGCCCGGTGGCGCCGAGTACCGGCGCGACGGCGAGGGCGGCCGCGCCCCGCGTCGTCTGCGCGCCTGTCGCGGCGAGTGTGGCTTCAGGGGCGGCGAGAGCCGCATCCCCGGCGAAGACACCGGGGGCCGCCGTGGTTCCTGTGGCGGCGAGAGCGGGGCTCGCCACCACAAGGGCGGCAGCCCCCACGTGGGTCTGCGTCCCCGCAGCCGCGAGGACGGGCGGGGTAACGGTGAGGGCGGCGGAGCCCTTCGTCGTTTGGGCGCCCGTCGCCGCGAAGACAGGGGCCACCGTGAGCGCGGCGGAGCCCTTGACGGTCTGGACTCCCGAGGCGGCAACGGCGGGGGCACTGACGTTGAGGGCCGCCGCGCCGGTGTGGAGGTGGGTGACCGTGCCCGTGGCGGCGAACGCGAGCGCCAGTGCGAGCGCGACGGCGCCGGCCACGCCGCCCGCCGTCGCCTGCCCAACTGGGATCGCGCCGCTCTCGCCATTCGCGTAGGCCCACTCGATGGTCGCCGCCGCCCGCGTCTGCGGGAGGAGGCTTTCGCCGTTGGCGTAGAGGTTGTCGGCCATCAGCTAGGCGGAGTAGAGCGCATTGTCCACAAACACCTTCGTGCTCACGGCGAACTTCTTCAGCCACACCCGGTAGCGGACGTGCCCAGCCACGGCGGGCGTGAAGCTGCCCGTCGCCAACTGCACCCACGTCGTGTTGTCCGTCAGCACGGCCGTCGAGGCGACCGTCGTGCGGGCGAACGTCGTGCCGTGGCTGATGTACTCGGCCTCGAGGTAGAGTTCGCTGGCCAGCGGATAGCTGCTCCAACCCTCGCCCTTGACGTAGACGCTCTTGTTCTGCGCACTGGCGGGGACGGCCACCTCGGTCCACTCGCAGACGAGGATGGGTAGGTAGCTGGAGCAGTTCGACAGCGGCACCACCTCAAGCGAGGTAGCTGCACCACCACTCCGCACGGTGACGGCGTTGCGAATGACGTCGCCGGTTGGCAGAAAGGCGTAGGACGCCCCAAGCGCTCGCCCGTGATCCTCGCTGAACACGCCCTGCTTGGTGGCGCTACCAACCGAGGTGGTGTTGCGGCTGGCGGTCGTCGGAGTGGAGTCCATCTTCGCGCCTCGCAGCACAAGCCTGGTCGCGGTGCCGTCGGAGTACGTAGAGAACGAGAAGTCCGTGGTGTTCGGCGAGTACACTCCGGCAGCGGTGTATCCCACCCCACCCTCCACAACCACGTCGATGGGCTTAGTGAACCCACTCAGGCATCCCGTCACCGACCCGGTCGCGCTCACGACCACGCGGTCGCCGTTGTTGAGCCCAATGCCGCATCGCGAGACGGCACCGTTCACCCGTCCACCAAGGCAGGCGTTCAGGCCGGCATCACACCCCAGTATTGCCCCGTTTGCCGTTATCGCTTGGGTGCCATTTATGCCGTAGATGCAGCCCATTATCGTCGAGGTGACTAGGAACGTGCTGCCGTACTGGATACCGGCGGAACACGCGATGATGGTCGCGCTGACGACACATCCCAGGCCGTAAGTCGTCGCCCTGCTAAAACCCATAACCGACCCGCTCACGACGCACCGCGTACCGTAGGCAAGTGCGTTGCCATAGAACGTCGCCCCGGTCCCCGCCGTGGCAACCAACTCGCATTGGAGCACGCAAGGTCCAGCCCCTG